CAACCAAGGCAATTGGCTCGTCATCTTCTGTATTAACTGTAAACACATATTCTGAGTTTTGGATTCCTGCCAAACAGCTATCCGCTGGAGAAGCACCTAGCTCCTCAAGTGGTGCAACCTCTTCCTCTCTTAGTATTTCGCCAACACGAGTGGCTTCACAGAGGCTAGGGTTTGCTTTAATATGTAGTTTCATCAATTTGTTCTTGATAGTCGAGATGTGTGCATAAGCTCAAAAGCAGCACCAGTAATCGTAACTGTCTGATGTGTATCTGAACTTAAAGTAATTGTTGGAAGGTCGCTTCTTGCAGCAACCGATGTTCTTAATGTTGAGGTTTCTGACGGTTGTTCTCCAGCTCTAACACCTGTAATAGTGTTGTCTGGGTTACCGTTAAACTCTTTTATAGATGATGATCTGTTTGCGTAAGCTGGAAAGCTAACTGTAGACTTTAAATACTGAGAATCGTTAAAGTAAATCTCATACCACTTAGTCGTAGTCCTGCCGTCTGTAATTGCTACTTCTTTGCCGTCTCTGCCACCACGCTTAATGTATTGCTTACTAAACTCGTATGACGCTTCAAACTTTAATCCAACAACAATGTTGGCATTATCAGCTAAATTAACGCCAGTTAAAGTAACTACGTTATTTGCACCAGAGTCAGCTACAGTATAAGATGCGTTAGTTGATTTGTTAAAAGCAACAATCTTTGCTTTTCTAGCAGTATTGTTTCTAATATTCCACTCTATAGCCAAAGTAGTGTCTGAGCCTGAATCGTCTACATCGCCACTTGGCACGTTAAAATATAAATCTATAGAGTTAGTTAAACTATCTGTATTGTCAAATTTCATGTAAGACAATATCCATATACAGTTACTTACAGTGCTTCCTGAACCATCATGGTGTCCTTCTACAATATGAAACTTGTCAGATATAAAATGACCGCCTTTAATATGGTTACAAGCTAACTCGTATTTTGACCAAGCTGATTGCAATCTTTTATTGCCTTGATTGTAATACCTGTAAACATACAACGTATTATCGCCTGAGTCAGTCTTGACAACCATTGTATTGGCTAAAGATGAGGCAGATATGTTTGTTATCTTGCCACTAATATATGTTGGTATATGCTCAGATATGCTCTTAGCCTCAAAGCTTATTTCTGTTGATCCTGTCGGATACATCTCAAATACAGCAGATGCACCTGACTTTTCTTGAGCAAACACAATACTGTTGTCGTTTACTACTGGTCTACATATTGTGCTGTTCTCATAGCTACTACCAAGAGACAAAGCTGCCGTTGATGGCGTTAGCCCTTGATTGCCTTGCGTCAATAAGAATTGCGCCCTATCAGAAAACACTACGAGCTGGTTAGCAAAAGGTACAGCCCAGTTTAAGTAAGTTATTTCGTTTACAGATGAAGTGATGTCAATCCGATCTGAATCAATAGACGTTGCAACTGATGTTCTCCAAAAGTTATATGCGTTGTCTACTTCTGACATAATTACGCTTTCACCTGCAAGAACGCCTAGTCTGCTCTTGTAAAAGAATATGTCTCTAATTCCGTTGCCTATAAAGCTAGGTGTAGCATCAGATGTTGCATCCCCAACAGCTTTATCATTCCATGTAGCTTCTACAAACTTATATGTTGTGTCATTAACCTTAATAAGTTGGTGTGGCATTGTTGCTGGGTCTATTTGATATTGCAATCCGACATTTAAAGACTCTTCCCATTTACCCTTTCCAAAGTGGTTTGCACCTGCGTTTTCGTCGTCAGATACAAATTTAAGATAATAGTCATCCACGTCAGATTCTTGATTACCCTCTACTTTTAACAAATAATTGTTTGGTGCATAAGTCGGTAACGCATCAAGACCGTCAATAACATCTGTAAAAGATTCTGTCATGGTGTCTCCATAGCTGTCAGATATTTCTATCTTAATTGGAGAAGCGTTTGCAGAGGCTGCATCTGGGTAAGACGCAAACCAAGAGATTATTGAACCAGCAGTTTCAGCACCAGCTTTAACCTCAAACCTTTCAAAGTGTATTGGGTTTCTTACAGAAGCTGTTGAGCTTCCTGCCGAAGCATTCCCACCTGTAGCACTAGAAGTAGTAACATTTGCAATGTCTGCATGAGCCATTGTTCCATTACCATCTGCGCTCACATCCCCTGTTGAGGTAGAGTAAATTTGTATATATGGAGGCTCATCATCTATTTGATAAACCGCAGCAGACCAATTTAAATCACCATCTGCGTTTATTGCTGCTGCTAAGTTGTCGGCACATTCTAAAACAGTTGTACCCATTGCCACAGACGTAGCTCCAGCTGTTGCGCTTGCGCCACCTGTAAAAGCAAAATATTTTGTGCTTGATCCTGCATCAATACTTATTTCTCTTTTGCTGTTGTTGTCTGCTGGAAGAGAAGTTCCAAATGTAATTTTGCCATTTGAATAGTTGCTTCCTGAATATCCTGCTGTTCTTGCACCGCCAGTTTCTATACCGCTACCATCGTCATAATCTAGCCCATCTCCGTTAAAAACGTGATCAGTGCTATCGTCTTCCCAACGCATAGATATGCCACTATCTCCTTCCGTATAGGTGTCAAACGCATTACTTTGACTATCGTGAGTAACTCCTGTGTCAAAAGCAACACCTGTTGAAGAATCTTTTTTTGCTTCTAAGCAAGCATGAATAGCTCCAGCCAAAACAGAAGTTCTTATATCTTTTAAAGAATCACTTCCTGATGCGCCAGCTCCTGTAAAAATTCTAGCCGATCTAACAACGCCTTCACTATCTGTAGCTTTTATTGTCCACTCTGAGCTGTAAGCACTCTCTTTAATAAAAATTAGCCCACGCTTAACGTGAGTTCTTTCATACATTCCCACGCCTCCAGAGGTTGTAGACTTTAACGCTGGAGTTATTTGATTGTTTGCTATAAAAGTGTAATCAGCAATCGTAACTGCTGAATACGGATGAGTGTCTACTGCTGAACTAATGTTAAGATATGAGTCAGTAGTTACTGGTGTGCTACCATCGCTTGCAACTAAAGTCATTACTTCTTTACTAGCATCTTCTTCGTTTAGCTTGTAAAGCTCTATATATGGCTGACCACTACTCGTAGAAGGGTCATTGCTATGACTAATAACAAGCATAAGTTGCTCGTCAGAACTGCGGTTAATAATATGAGTAAATGTGTTTTTCTCAGCATTATTTAAAACAGTATTGCCACCACCATCGTCAATAACTTGGACATAATTAGTGCCAGCTCTTTTAGTCAAACCCTTAATAGGATCAGCGAGAAAGTTCTTTTGCTCTGAACATTGGTTGTCGAATCGCTCAGAGTCAGGTTGCTGTGAAACGCCCCCTGTTAAGTTTTTAATATTCTTTCTAGTATATACCATTATGTTCTGCGAACAAGAATGTTAGAGACAGAAGTGCTGTCGCTTAACATGTTTACTTTGTCTACGCCAAATTCGTAATCGGTGAGTTTAGCCTTAGCTTCTAACTCATCTCTTTCCGTAAATGCGCGAATGTCTTTAGAGCCAACTAGACGATCTGCGTAAATGCGAGATGCTCTAATAACGCAGTATCTCTTTGCTGCCTCTGGTAAATCTAAGAAGTCTAGTAAGTAAACTCCTGTAATTGTTATTGTGTCTCCAGCAGTAAATGTGTCAGTCTTGTCTAACATCGAGTAAACTTTACCGCTACGAATAACATAGTCTTCACCTGTGCTTTGATTGCGTATTTGAACGTAATCTTGAGGTGTCGTTGCTACAAAGTTACCGCTACCATTTGCTGTTAAAACCCTGTCTTCTTCTGTATTAAACACATAAGAATCCATGCAGACTTCTCTAATAACTTCGTTCAATATTGTTTGAGCAGCCGAAACCTCGTAAGGTAAAGTACCGCCAAGAGTAGTAACAGTAGATTCTCCAATAGTTTGAAGCATTGTGTTTACTGCTTCTAATTCTGTTGTTGTGTTTAAAGTTGCCATATTAGTAAGTAACGTGAATTAAAACAGTTGCAGTAGAACTTCCTGTAACCTTGACTGATAATGCTGGAGGCATACAGTTGCCTGAAATAAAACCAGCTCCAAGTGCGCTAGGAACTACTACGTCAAAACCCATACCAGCTCGTTCTGAGGTTCCATCTGAAACAAAAGTTGAGTTCATTTTTGCAGTAGGGTTAGTGTCAATGTCTATAGCCCCAGCTTCATAAAGAGGAAGATAGAACTCGGCATCTTCTGTGGTAGATAAAGAAACCCATACAGACTTTGCACCAGCAAGATCAATGGGTTTTGTAAAGTCATTTTGCGCTACGCTTGCAAAAGAATAAGTGTGTGCAGCTTTAACCGAGCGATTTCTATCATCTTCTCGACTAGCTTGATAAACAGTTGTGTGTGCTCTGATTGCCATAATTAAAAATTTTTTTTAGAGAAGGGCAGGGTGCATAAGCACCCCACCCAGAGATATAACTAATTAGTCATTAGCTACGCATTTGATAATTCCGTCAGGACGGATGGTATCAACTCCAATAGCCATTTTGGTATTGAGAAGAGTTGCGTTGTATTCAGGCATACGATCCGCAGAAGCAGTAATTCCTTTTAGAGAAACTGTTCCAGCAGCGCCTTTATGGAAAGCAGTTGCAAACCATAGTGAGCCATCGAATGAGTGATCAGTTGTAGGATCTACACCACCGAAGTCAAGCAAGCCAGCAGCAGCCTTTTGAGCCGCAGCGTTTTTGCCACCATAATCAGCTTGAGTTTTCATTGAAAGAATCTCGAAGCCAAGATAGTGGAATGATTGCTGACCATTACGACGATCACCACTTGAATTAAAGTCGCGACTTAAAGCTGCGTCAGTATTAAGTAGTTGGTAGAACTCGTAAGGGCGAAGAACTAAACAACGATCTGTAGCTGGTACAGCCAAGTTATCAAACTTAGTTGCACAGTTTTCGATTGTTGTTAGCAATTCTGCATCAGTAGCAAACTGAGCCGTTGCGCTGTAAGCAGCTGCAGCAGCCAAAGTTTCTGTTGTTGTTGCATCTTTGCCCATCGCAGCTAACAAGAAAGCGTCATGCTGTATAGCAAGAGCTGCTCCTGATTGTGCTGCTAGTGAACCACGAATATCGTAGTGAGCTTTTAGCTCGTCAAGCTCATCAATAAGTTGAGCTGCATAGATAAGCTTATCTATCACAATAGTCTTTTCACCAGATGTGGCTGTTGATGCGTTATCACCAGTTACTGAACCACCAAGAATGTTTTCGCCGGGTGTGTGCATTTTTGCAGTTTCAACTGCGTAGGTAGGGAAAGAAGCGCTTTTCCCAGAAGCGATTGTACGATTCATCAAGCGATCTTTTAGCTGTGATGTTTCGTTATAAGCAAGAACTGTTTCTCCGCCAAATATGGTTAAGAAGTTACTGTGCGAGGTTACTGATAAATCTGCCATTATAAACCTCCGTAGGTTAGACAGTAAAGCCCCAGTAAGAGCTGAGTTGTGAGATTAGTTTTACCTAACTCGTTAGAAAAAAACAAATGAACACACTCTCGAAGTTGTCTCAACACGCTCACAGTCGTAACTGCTTGAGGGAGGCTTGCATTAAGGTTCATTGATTTAAAATTTTGATCTTGATGCTTTACGAGCAACTGCTGCTCGATAAGCTGGGTCTTTTTTGTAACGAGGATCAGCCATGTCTTCTATCATCTGTGCGTGTGATTCATAACCGCCCTCTGTTTGAGCAATCGCATCAGCTTTAATTAGATTTGATTGCCTTGATTTGGTTTCTGCTCCCATTCGAGCATTTAAGTTTTTAATTGCAAAACGCATCTCGTCTGGAGTTCCGTTCTGCATAATGTTGTCATAAGTATCTATTTCACTTTCTGACAAGTTCTTTCCAGCCCATTCAGTCAAAGCACTGTAGTCTTCAACTTCGGCTGTTAGTTGTTTCATTTCGTTAGTAGCTTTGTAGTTCTCTAACTCTTGAACGCGATCTACTAATTCTTTGGGAACGCCAGCCTCTTCAAACTTAGCGTAAATTTCGTCGTTTATTTCCCCAGCTTCTTGCAAAGCCTGATAAGCCTCAACAACACCTGTTCTCGTAGTGTTATCTTCGGTATTGGTGTTTTCCTCACTAGGCTCGGCATTGTCCTCTTTATTGTTATCTTCGCTAACTTCGTCGCTAGGTAGTTTTGGAGCTTCAACATTGTTATCTTGAATTTGATTGTTGCGCGGTTCATGGAATTTTTTCTCCAATTCTTGATATGCTTTTTGCAAATCTTCCTGACTGTCAAACTTGCCTAATATTTTTTGAGGTTGTTCAGCAGCTTCTTTATCAGCAAGAATCTTTAAATCTTTCTCGCTAAATGCAGTTGTTACTGGAGTAATAGGTATTGTAACGACGTTTGGGTCTTCTGGTAAATCAGTCATTTTCTTGTGCTTGTGCTTGTTGTAGTAATTGAGGTGCAACTTTTTCAATAACTTTACCAGTCTGCTGTTGTTGCATCATGGCTTGTTGTTGTTCCATTTGTTGCTGTTGAGCCATCATAGCTTGTTGTTGCTCCTGTTGGAGTTGCTCATCAGATTTCAATATGTTTTTGTCTACACCAATGGCGCGAACTAATGAGTTCATTAAAGCTCGTTGATCCACTACCTGACCATAAGCTTCTGGACTCATTTGACTTGCCATTGTTACAAACTGTTGTAGTCTCTCAAGGTCGCTAGTTCTGCCAAGTGCTGTTACACCTGTGCTGATAATTAGCTTGACTTCCTTTGGTATCTCAGGAATCTTTTTCTCTTGAGCAAGACGATCGATAATAATATTTACAAGTGGTCTAGTAAACTCACTAGACAACATCGCATATGTACCAGCCAATACTTTTTCGAGGCTGTTAATAAGAGCTGTAATCTCTGTGGCTGTTGTTCTTCCGCCAGCAGGTAAAGCATTATCTAATAGGTTAAATGCAAACGATACTCTCTTCTCTATGTTTTGAGCTGCCTGAAAAGCTACTGACATATCAGCACTTTTGTTAGCTTGAAGAGTTGTAACGTCAGAAGCAACCCCATTGATAACATCTCCGTTTTCTGCTTGTGCAATATTTCTAGCACGAGTCGTACTTGCTGGATTCACCATAAATACAACTTTGGCTGATATTGCTGCTGCCTCTACCATTGCTCTTTGCAATCCTTCAAGTGATCTCAGATCGCCAAAATGTTGCTCACAATAACTGCGACCATAAGACTCACCAGTAACAGAAGTCATACGCAATGCTAAGAAAGGTAGCTTGTCTAAAGGAACGTATTCCTTTGTATCAGGCAACACTTTGCCATTCACCTCTTGGTAAATGTAGTATTCGTTTTTATCTGTTAAATGTACACAAGTGTAAAGGTCAATGTTTTTGTCATTGTCTGAATGACCTTCTCCACTAGGTAAATCAATTTCTATATCTAAGTTCTCGGCAACTGTCTTAGATATTTGTTCTTTAATAATTAAATCTGTAAGATTGCCTTCTATATCGCGATGGCAAACATAATCTTCAAGAGAGTAGCACCTAACATTGCCATCTGGCTGTACATAAAGGGCAGCGTTGCCAGCAATAATTAGATTCTTTAAGGCTTCAAATATTGTAGGACGAAGATTCTTGTCTTCTATCTCCTCGAACACTGTTGTCTCTATAACAGATAAAGACTCATCTACCTCTGCTTTAATTTGCTCTGCTTGATCCCCAAATTGCTCAAAAGCACTGTCGCTTACCAACAGCCTAAAAAACTTTATGTTAGTAGGAAACAAAGACAGCATTAGATTTGCTGCCAAATTATTAACGCCTCTTGCTCCTAAGCTAGAGAATGGTTGCTCAAAAGATATGTCGCTAGTGTCCTTATTGTGGTACTCATCTCTAATAACCAAAGGAAGCGTTAGCTCAGAGCAACGCCTAGCTCGAAGAAGAAAGTTCTCTCTCTCATCTTTTAATTGTTCGTAACGCTTCTTGCCCATGTTTATTAGTAACTAACTCCAGAGTCTCCGCTATCTTTTATAGTGAAATATTCCCTAGATCCTACAGTTGGTTTGTTTTTTCTTGCAAATGGACTTGTAACTTGTGTCATTTCTTTTCGCTTTGCTTCTTGCTGACGAATCATAAGATTTTTAGCTTCTAAATCCCTAGATTTT